ACAGTAAGGATTTGAATTTTTCGTGCAAACGGTTTGTTAACTTTACGCACCTTGGCGACTGTTTTGCGTGCATCACTAGGAGTAGTGAACTTAATACCGACAGTGTCTTTAGGATTTTCATCTGTATATAATCTTCTACCTGAACCCTTAGGTTTTTTACCAGTTCCAGTTTTTGGATCTTTAGCCATTATGCATATGCAGTAGTTTTTCTTTTAGATTCCATGACTGCTCCGCAACCTCTAGCGACACCACCACTGTTCATGTGTGATACTTTTTTTCTTGATTGTGATAGTTTATTACCATTACCAATCATACCACCATCAGCTTTTTTATTTTTTTTACCGCCTGGTGTAATTTTACCACTACAAACAGCACTAGCGTACATATTTGCATACGCTGACGGATACACTTTAAATTTTCGTTTTGCTGCAGCTTTACCTCTTGGACATAATTTACCCATTTTTTACTTCTCCTTACTGGGTTTCCACCCTGTTTTACGTAATGTACCATATACATAAGCATTTTTAGCTGATTTTGACAAGTTTTTCTTGTTTGCTCGTCTTTTTAGCTTAGCTTCTAGTTTTTTTGGCACTTCTATCCTTATCTGCCTTATCCAAGGCAACATTTGCACGTAGTTGAGCTATATCTTCCTGACTTTCTATCTTTTCACGTGTTAATTTATCTGTTTGAAGTAATTTTTTCTCATCTAAGGCTTGTTTTTCGCCCATTGCTTGTGCTTTTAGCTCTAAATCCTCTTTTCTAAGGTCAATTTCTTGTTGTTTTAAGTCAACAAGCGGATCAGTGCTAGCAGTATCCATCATTTGTTGCTCCTCTGCAACCATTTGTTCTATAATTTCTGCTATTCTTATTGCAACACCGCTTTCTGTACGCTGTTGTAACTGTAATTGTTGCTCTGGAGTCAATTGTCCTCCTGTTTCTTGCATAATTTTTTGCATTTCAGGCTCCATCTCTTGTTGTACTATGGCTCTAGCCATAAATCCTACGTGTTCTGTAATGTGTGCTTGTAAAATTGTCATTGTAGCTGGATTAGTTTTCACTAATTCTGAGGACATAAACGCTCTATGTGCTCGAATGTGTGCAGAATGATCTTGTTCTGGAAAAGGTATAGGTGGCATACCATTTAAAGTCCCTGCGTTTTCAATAGCAGGATCTTGTGCCTGTGGTTGAGCTGGTTGTGGTAATAGTTTTTCTATGTTTTGAACTCCAAGAGCTGCGTACATTCTCATATAAGCCTCTCTTAAATCGTGCATTTCAGGATTAGTTTGTGCTAATTGTAACTGAGTCTGAGCTAAAGTAACTCTTTGTGCCATAGAAAAAATGTTTGGATCTGACACAGGTATTACATCAATTCTATCATCAAAATCTGTTTGTTTTATGGTTTGTTCTCCACCTTGTACTAAGTAAGGATAAGTTGGTGGTAAGTAGTCTGCAAATACTTTTGCTAATAAATTAAATTCTGTTTTTTGTGCGTAGTGTAATCTTTTGTGTATGGCTGACATAACTTTCATACCACGTTCTAATATCGCCATTGTGGTGCCTACAGGTTGTTGCTGACTACCTGCATTTTCACCCATCATCATATCTGCTACACCTGCAAATCTTCTACCAGCATCAACTACAAAACCTAACAATTGAAATAACGTGGCACTTGGCTCTTTGTAGGGTAAAGGCATCAAAGATTCACGTAGATTACCGCCTGGTGCATCTACGTCACGCCACTCGCCAGGATTAATAGCCTCATCATCATCTCTAATTCGTAAGCCCCTTGCTTTAAAACCAGCTGGTAAGTTTGACAATGTGCCTGCATCTACTAATTGTCTTAAAGCTGCGGTGGCAGTTCTAGATAAACCGCCTAACATATGTATTAAACCAAAACCGTAAAAACCTAGGCCTGGTAAAAACTTGAAATGTGTAAAATATTCTTTTTTCTTTCTTAGAGGATCACCCTGATTCCAGTTTCTATATATTGATAATATCTCACTAGAGTCCTCATCAATCGTAACTATATAAGGCACCATGATACCTGTCTTCTGATTATTCGCACCCATGTCTTCAAAACCAGGTAAATCAAGATCTACGTGCATTTCTAAAATGTTGTGCTCATCCTCTGCAAAATTAATCTGCTCTACACCTGACAACTCATCTTGTTTATCCTTTATCTCATCTGTGTTTACAGAACCGCCTGATACATCTACATCTCTATAAAAACCTGACACTTGATTTTTTCTCAAATCATTATGTTTCATTTTTACAACATGAGTAATACGATTACAGGATTCTAGATCTGTTATAAAATATGGCACGACTAAATCTTCTGCTGGAACAAACTTAGAAACAGCTCTTTCTAAATTAGAATCATAATAAACTTTTTTAAAAGCAGAACCTGCTAATGGTAAATGAAATAACATTTGATCAAGCTCAGGATCAAACTCTTGCATCTCTGTTGTAATTTGATAATTCATAAAGCTTTTAATTCTTTCTGCTTGTTGTTCTGTTTCCATAGTTGGTGCACCTAGAATTTCTGTTCTTACAGGTCCACCAGGTGGTAATAGTTCTTTATAAGCTTGTGCTTGAAACTGAGTGACAGCCTCTGCAAGTAAAGGATGAGTTACACCCGCTGCACCTGCAAATGGTTTAGATCTTTCCTCATATTTAAATCCAAGTAAATCTAATCCGTCTTTATAAGTTTTTTCCCAATCTGACCTCGAGTTTTTATCGTCTTCAAAATTTTTTTGTAAATCTGATGACAATTTTTGTAAGACATCATCATTCATGAATTCTGCTAGGTTTGCAAAATAGTCCCCGTCTGATTGTTTTTGATTTGGATCAAAATCTAATGTAACGCCACCATCATCTTCTTGAAGTATTTCTACTCCTTTGGTCATATTTTCTGTTTGCGGTAATTGTATTTCTTCTCCTACTCCCTCAACTTCTAGAGGTTGTTGTGGATTTTGTATTGCTTTTTCTACCATCTATTGGCTCCTATTGGGGACAGTAATTTGTCTATAGATACTATCGGTGTGTATAATATACTTTTTTTAATTAGACCACCATCTTTTTTATAAGCTTTATATGGTAAAAGCATTTCTGGTGTCAACTCAATTATAAAAGTATCTGCCACTTCTCCATTTGCTCCAAAAACTACTTTACCTACGTCTACTTTTGAATTTTTCATATTAGCAATTTTATTAAGAGTTTCTTCTGTATTACTTGTAAAATGTTGCCCTGTATAATCATTTAGGTTAGGGCCTCCATATTGCATATCATAAGCAACCATTTGACCTCTCCTGCTTGGATCATTAGGAGGTAACTCAACGCCCATTCCTCCTCTATAAGCCTTAACTACTTTTGCAGGTGCAACAGCATAATACGCTGGCGCATCATTATTTATTGTAATGCTACCATTTTCATCCAAGATAAATCTTTTTTTGGCGGCATTGTATATGTCGTTTTTTATTATTGCATCAACCCAATCTTTTTGATCTTTGAAAGGTATATTAGGAAAAAGTTCTCTACTATCTATACTGTCTATTGTTGCATTTATTTTAGCCAAAGCTTCATCTCTAAGAGTAGCGGCTTCACCTAACTGTTCTAAATTTAATTTTGTAACATCATCCAAATTCATTGATGCTATACCTTGAAAAATGTCAGCACTTCTTTGTAGTTGTTCTATTGATTGTTTTATTTGAGCTAAAGTAGCTGGCATAGGTCTAAACACGTTTTCTAATCTTTTATAAAGTTCATCTAATCCTGCCATTTGTTCAGCATCAGTCATTTCAGTTACGTATCTTCTTATCTGTGCTTTTATTTCAGATTTTTTTTGTGCAGCTTTTTGTAAAAAGTCAGATTGTATTTCATCTGCGACAGTAACCTTAATTGATCTACCATTTAAACTACCTACTCTATCACTACCAAGTGACCAACCAACTACATATGGTTCGCCATCTAATTTGTTACCTTGTGCAGCGAAATCAGGACTGCTAGTGACATTTCTCATGCTTCCGTGTCCTTCATATCTTGCAACTTCTGTAGGTAGGACTCCTACGTCACCTCTTATGTCAACAGAATCTAGCCATAAAACTCTCTCGGTTCTACTGCCATCAATATAACCCAGTTGTCTACCAGAGTCTCCGTATTTTAAATTTCCTGCAGCATCGCTATAAGATACTGTTTGAAGAAAATTAGTTGGCGAAGTATCGACTAGTTCTTTTATTTCTGCAAAAGATATTTTTTCATCATCCATAAATTTACCTGCATCTCGGTCAAACTTACCTTTTTTATTTAAATATGATCTTATGTATGAATCGTATAACTCACCTTCTTTTATCCCATTTGATCTAAACCAGTCATGCCATTCTTTTGCTGACATCGACACAGAATCTGCTGGCACGGTAACACCCTTGATTGTTAAATTACCTGTCTCTGTATTTACTATAGAGTTAAGATCTGAGTAATATAATTTGTTATTACCAGATCCTATCACTGTTTCTGGTGTTATGGTTCTAGCTAAGTCTGTTCCCGGCTTTGTTGTTTTAGATTTTTTTTGTTTTATAGGGACTTCAATCTCCTGCACAACAAAAGGTCTACCCTCTGCCTCACCCAACTGTAATGCTTTTCTTTCTGCGTCTGGTAAACTTTTACTTTGAAATACTTTATTACCCGCCTCGTCCAATATATTATATCTTTTTTCTGTTTTAACTGGTCCAGTTATCTGTTTTACAGTTTCAGTTTTTTTAAAAATTTTTGGTAAATCACCTAATAAAAAGTTTTTTGGTAAAGGAAATGCTTCTGCTTTTGGCATGAGTATACCACCGATTGTAGAAGCTGCTTTTGATAAAAACGATTGATTTTTTTCTTCTGTTTCTACATCACCACCTTGCACAAAGTTTGTAGGCTTACCTTCTCCTATGTATGGTGCATCACCTTTAAGAAACATTTCATCAGATGATGCATCACCAGATTTAGGTCTGGCATTTGATATTTTAAATGAGGATGGATTAGTAATATAACCATTCATTCTCATATCAAAAAAAGCTATGTTTTCCTCAAGTGTATTAAATTTATCACCTATGAACAAACTTTTAACTCCCTCTTGTTCTGGTTCAACTTGTGCTCTGTTACCTAATTTCGCTTGTAGTTGTTTAAAAACATCCTCTGGCATCTGTTTATCAGAAAATCTAAGGTAGGTTTCCAGTCCCCTTTCTGACATTGATTCATTTACAGATATTAATTTATTTAAGTTTTTTTGCACATCATTGCCCTTTTTAATTTCAGCAACAGTTCTTCTAATAATATTTTCATACATCCTTTGTGTGCCAATATTATGTGCAGCAAAATTTACAGCATAAAAAGGTGATTGAAACATCTGACCTTCTAAATTTTTTGCCAACTTAAATGACTCTCCTTTAACAGGTGTTGTAGCTTTCGTAGCTCCGATAGGCATAATATGTGACATTTGTGCGTTAAAATGTGTGGTTGCGTAATCAAATGCCATGCCCTCTACATCATCGTTTATTGAAGCGGCTCTATCTGGATATTTTGTTTTATACTCTGATACAAACTGATTTCTAAATCCCTCATTATTTTTTACAGTGTCAACAAATTTGTTTATGGCATAGTCCGTTAAATTTTTTGCATGTGCTACTTTTGATAAATATTCTTCATATGACCCAGGCTCTTTAAAAAATTCATCTTTTATGTATGCAAATAATTTATTTCTCTTCTCTCGCATTTCTGCTTTATCGTACTCAGGATTAGGATCATAAATAGGCTCACCCTTTTCGTTTAACACAGCTTTACCATCTGCGTCTAATCTTTTAATTCTATTTGGAACAAAACCATACTCATTCATAAATTCTAAAAATTCTTTCTCATCACCAAAGCCACCCGCTCTATATATGTCTCTAATTATTGTATGTTGTGCTCTTGCTTCTATTGTTGATTCTCTAGTAAAACCAGGAAAGTAAGAATAAAATTGACCTATTGCTCTTTCACCACTTACTTCTCTTGCCCCTACCAGTTGAGCTAATTCAGATTCAGGATTGTCATTTAAAATTCTTGTTAAGGTTGTTCTAGCTATCGGAGTGTTGTTCTCCTTAAGAATCTTAACTGCCTCTAATTTATTTAATTTACTACCTTTTGTTTGCACCGCATTTCTAAGTATTTCTAAAACCTCTTTAGTTACCTGATCTGCTCTTTCTACTTGTATCGGTTGTTTGTATCTTGCAATAAAACTGTTTGGATTATTTTTTGCATACTCTTCTATGACTGATACTTTAGTTCCTACATCTGAAGCCATAGTAGTGGGTGCTATACTATTATCTTCACCATAGAAAAAACGACCTAACATACTATCATATTTATCTAATTTTGCAGTTTGTTTGTCTTTGACTACTTTTTTAATTTTTTCTTGAGTTTCAGGATCCTGTGTTCCTTTTAATTTTTTAGAAATATTTTGTGCTGTTTTATCTGGAAAAAATTTTGCTACAATATTTTTTAACGCTATAAAATTTTTTTCGTCTAAAGCTTTTTTTATTATACCTTTTAGAGGTGCTGAAATGTAAGCCAAGGCCCCCGCATCAGCTGCTGTTAAATATCCAAAAAAATAATCTCCTAATTGTTGATTGTTCATTTCTGAGATTCTTACAGATCCTTCAGCTACTTGTTTGTGTATGTCAAACTCTGGTCCGAATATAAGTTCTCTGTAATAATTAATAATATCCATGCCTTTAACTTCAGGATATCCCATATTAACTAAATCTTTTTCCAACTCTCTTATGGCTAAAAGTTGCTCTCTAGAATTTGGTGGTAACTTTAATATTTCATCAACTCTGCTGGGACCTCCAAGTTCATTAATTTGAATACCCTCCAGCATTTCTTTACGTATCTCATCTTTTTTAAAAATATCATCTTTAATTTTTTTTCTTTCTTCTTCATTTGTTCCGGGGGTCAGGATTCCTGTGATTGGCTCCACGACTATATCTGACGCTGCCTCGAAAGGTATTTCAGTTGCTCTTTCTACAGTCTCTACCGCTGTGTCTAATATTGATTTGAAAATAGGTTTTATAGAACTGTTTTTATCTACCATTAATAATATTCTTTTTGAATCTTGGGCATCGGATCATCGACATAGTCATCCTTCAGTCTTAAGAAGTTACCCTGTCTAAAACGCATTACAGCCTGTGTCATGCTATCCACCAAGTCATCATGATCTCCATAAGGGAACGCAGCGCATTCCTCAATTACATCCTCCGACCACCTTGTGTCGGGTGTCCATATCATACCACTTTCGAACAACGGTGCAACTGAATTAACTCTGACATGTTTATCTTGTCCTTTGCTTGGTGTAAAATTTACGACAGGGACTCCTATCTGTCTTAACTCGTGTGTAAGGGGTAGCCCTGATGCTTTTGCCTCAATGATCACTGTTTCGGGTTCCCAGTACTTGTATTCTTTGTACGCCATCTTTTTTAATTCAGGAAAGTCCCACCGACCACGCTTCGCATCCATGAGTATTAAATGTGGTACATTGTTAGCCTTAGGATAAAATACGCCCCATGTAGTAATAGCTGAATAGTCAGCTGTTTCTCTTTTACTGAAAGCTGTATCGTAACTTTGAATTATGTGATGTAGATCAGGTATATCTTTCTCTTCCCATATCTGCCACCACTCTCTTTTGATAATACTACCCTCTTGTGATACGGGAGCCTGTTGCCATTGTGCATTCCATTTACTTGCTGAGAGTGACGCTTTTACTGATTCTAGTTCTGGTAACGACCAGAAACCTGGCCATACTGGTTTACCACTAGGCATGATTGCAGGAAACTCTACCACTTCCCATTGATCTGCTTTAATCTCTGATTGTTTCTTCATCAACTTCCCTGTTAAATCTTTCACGGACCAACGGGTCATAACAATAACTATTGCACCACCAGGCTGTAAACGCTGACGAGGACCAGAGGTGTACCACTCATAAGCTTGATCAAGGGCCGTGTCGCTTAGTGCGTCTTGCTCGGAATGTGGATCATCGATAATTAGCAGATCGGCACCACGACCAGTAACCGCACCGCCTGTACCAGCGGCAAAGTATTCTCCACCTTGAGCCGTCTCCCACCGACCAGCTGCCATACTATCGGGTTGTAATTCAGTTTTAAAAATTTTTTTATACTCTTGCGTTTCCATAAGGTTCCTGACTTTACGTCCAAAGCGAATAGCAAGTTCTCCTGTGTGTGTGGTTTGCATTATCTTTGCTTTTGGATTTTTGCCCACGAACCACGCAGGAAATAAAAAGGATGCAAACTCGGACTTAGTGTGTCTTGGTGGCATGTTAATGATCAATCGTTTTAACTTACCAGATGCAATATCTTCAAATTTTTTAGAAATTATTTTGTGATGTGAACCTTCTTTGAACTCTGGCCAAACAGATCTTACGAATGGTAAAAAATTTTTTTGTGACTGTTCTTGAACAGAGTACTCTAATTTTTTTATTTTTAATTTTTGAGCTAAAAGTCTCGCTTCTTCTTGAGTTAGTGATTCTATAGATTCCATATTTTTTTAGACCCTGACTGACAGAGTCAAACTCGCTAGACCTCTCGCAGTCAAGTACCTGCCGCTGCATTTAGGGGGTACCCCCTATGGCAGCATACTATATATGGTGGTTTTTGGCAAATAGGAAATCTTCTACCAGGTATTACCAGTTAAATTCAGGATCGCAACAGGTGGTAAATTAGTTGTGGATAAGTAAGAAAAAAATCCTCCCTATGCACAAATAGGGAGGATCAGATTAGAGATTAGATACGCTCGGTTATGCCGAACTTTTGTGCAAGTTCTGACATTAACTTTTGACCGAACGCTCTGACTTTAGGATCATTACTAGTTTGGACAAACTCAAAGATAGCATAATCCATATGCTGACAAACTGCTTTGTAGTTGATTGTTTTAGTCCATTTGTCATTAGAAGTTGACTCAAGGATTTCTCGCTTGAGTTTTTGAACTTCGGACTTCATCGCTTCATCTACGACAGTCTTGATGTCAGTTAAAGTTAGATCGTTTGACATGTCATTCTCCTTTCTACTTTCTATTTAACAACATTATGGGATTACAGTCAAACACTTTATAAGAGGAACAAAATCACGACCATCTGGTCACGGGCAGCATCACCTGCTCCATTACGTTAGGTGCTAGATCCTTTGGCGTCAGCCGATGGAGAATGGAGAATGGACTCGTGGGCGAGATTCGAACTCGCATAATCGTAGTTGCAGTACGACACATAACCTTTCTGTCACCACGAGATCTGGCATGCCGCTGCCTGGGCTGGGCCACATGTTGTGTGTTACTGGCAAAAGCGTAGCAAAATTTGCTAATGGAGAATAATACCGACCATCCACTGCATCACCCGTGCTGCCTGGGACAGCAGCACAAGTATAACAATCCACTTCAAAAGAGTATAAACCACGCTAATGCGGAATCATCTCCTGCATCTGTGTCCACGGCTGTGACCCGGGCTTCACCAGCAGAGAGGCACCATCAAACCAATCAAGGAACCAATATTCCAGCCGATGCAGCTCTTTGTGCTCATTTACGAAACCTCGAAGCTCGTCACCTGGTCCGCCCCAACTAAACTGCCAGCGCCAGTAGCCTTCTGGCTGCTTGTCAAAAGTATGGGGTTCTACATAATCAAACGCAAGAGCCTCATAATGCGGATCTTGCAGATCCTGCTGACGCTCTTTCCATTCTTCTTTTATTCTTTGCTTACAGCTTTTATTCATCTTCTTTCTCCTTTTTCCTAAATATATGGGACTTTATTAGTGTTGTCAAGCACTCACTTCCATCCTGAGGCCCAGGAGAAGACAGCTCCTCTAGTATACTACCTGTGCCAGTCGTGGGTCGGTGGCGATGGAGAATGGAGAAAGAAGAACAAACTACGAACAGCAGGTGGACAGTGCACCACTTTTAGCTTTACATCGAAAGATTCGTAGCGCACCCGTAATGGAGATGCGGCTGCCTGGGGCAGTGCGTGACCATAATCTTCTTCGAAAGATCCGTGGGCTACGTGTAATGGAGAATCACCATGATGGCAGCTACCATCACGGGCGTCCTGGTTCTGGGGTACTGGATAAACATGGCGATGCAGAGGCATAGCACCACTAATGCGTAATGGAGAGCTAAACTAATCATGTCCCAACTTTATAGGATCTTTACCCTTTTGTCAAGCACCCAGTTACCTGGGCCTTAGCTCCATGAGTCTATGATTCGGTGGCAACGTCACACGTTTCTCGGTAATGGAGAAATGATTCCATCACCTGCAGCATGCGGCCCGGGTTCCACGGATACTCTAGTATGGCCAGGGGCTCAGTACTAAGCCCCGTAATGGAGAGTTCACGAGCCATGCCACCTGAATAAATATACAATGCTCTATTAGAGAGGGCCATTGCCATGATAAAATTCAATCCACCTGCTTCATTATAGCTGTAATTCCACGATATTTGACGTGGAGTCAATGCTATTTTTTTCAGCTTAGTACATTTTAATTCTACAAAAAAGCTTATTGGATATCCATCTTTACCACGAAAAACTCCATGTAAATCAGGCACGCCAGGTGAACTAATTGATTCTATCCTAGTCCAATGTATTTCAGGAGTTATCTCCTTCAGTTTTTTCCAAAATTTAGTTTCTGGTTTCACTGTCATATGGCACACCGTCTTCATTTTTTATGATGCTTTTTGAGAGTATCTTGCCAAAAACATTAAACCAAAAATGCTTGAATGCAGTTGACTTAGCTGCATGCATTGCTCTCAATGCTCTTTGTTGACGTGCTATACTCAATGTTACTTTGTCCATAACATATCTCCTTTCTTGATGCTCATCCCAATATAGTAAGGTATCATTGGGACTAAACTGTTGCCTAATGATTTAAGTCTGTCCACCCTTTTGGGTATCCCATTAGCCACTCTACCCACGTTGGGTTCAGACTGCCACCACTGTGACCAGCCAATCTCCCCTTCTTTTTGATCTTCTGGTAATTCACATTCGGACCAGCGTCTCGCCAATCCCTCGCTGTCGGTGTCGGGAACTTCTGTGTCGGCCACATCAGATTCGGGTGTGCCACTTGATCGTTCAAACTGATCGGCATACCCTTCTCTAGTTTCATCTTCATCCTGGTTTTGGAAGAAGGACCACGGCCACTGTGTGCATCTGGTGTCCTCCATAGTTTGACTAACCTGCCTAATCCTATCGATCCGTCTATCCCGTTCTGATTCACTTTCCTCAATGTTCCGTTCTTTGTCATTCGAAACTTGTCGTTCTTCCCTATTATAGATCCAGTTGTCCCATCCGAGCTCATTGGTGTTGGCAATAATCCATACCCTTTCCCTTTGGTGGTTGGAGCCGATGCTCGAAGCTGAAATACTAAACGCCCTTGTGGCGTAACCTTCACTCTCCAAGTTCTCGAGTACGGTGTCCAAACCGAGTTTAATGTGTCCACTAACATTTTCTCCAATAACCCAAGTCGGCCTGAGTTCTTTGACAAGTCTAAACATTTCTGGCCAGACGTGTCTCGGATCTTGCTCGCCTTTTTGGCGTCCAGCGATGCTGAACGGTTGACACGGATATCCTCCTGTGATGATGTCGACTTCAGTATGTCCATTTGCTGATAATCTTTCACTATTTAACTCCTTTACATCGTCATAAATTGTAACCCACGGCCAATGCTTACGTAAAACTTTTTGACAATATTGATCGTAGTCACAAAACGCTACAGTCTCAAAAGCACCCGTAGCTTCTAAACCTAAACTAAATCCACCTATACCTGAAAACAAATCTAAATGTTTATACTTCTTTGTCATTTTCTTCTGGTATAAATATTGGACTCTTGCCACCTTTAGCTGCCAAATCTTTATCTATGTAATCAAGCCTATTGTCATTTCGTACACTATGACCTTGATATATGCTATCCATTAACTGATTTGGTGTTAACATTTCATGTGTGCGATCTGAAAAAATAATTACATACACATGTGTTTCACTTGTCTTAGTCAAGACTTTCCATCTTTTAAATCTGTGTATTGCTTTACCAAAAGATTTAGATATGTATTCTTCCATTTTATGTTTACCTAACAATCTTTCTTCTTGACCTTTCAATGTTATTTTCCAAATAGGTTGTTCATACATGCCAGTTCCAGGATTGATTGCACCTTCATCTAACTGTTCTAATGCTACTATTATTTTAGACATCTTTTAATTTTCTCTTTCCTCCTTTCTTTGCTTCTTGTTCTAATGTGTATTTGATTTTTGGTAAAAAGATTTTTACCAAAGGATTTTTGAGATTGTTTCTACCAAACAAAGACATGTCTAGCACGTTGCACATAATGTCAAACTCTGTTTTATCAAGATCAATCCTTACAAATGTTTTTTTATAAGTTCTCGCCATTCTAGATTCTCCTTATTCTTTATAAGTTATCCCATAAAGTTATAAATTGCAAGGCTAATCTTCTGGTGTAATGTCAATAACGTCTGTATTTATGCTAAATTGTTTTTCTATTTCTTTAAGTTTTTCCTCAACTTCAGCCTTAGATAGCTGATCTATTGAACCTGTAAGTATTTCTTTTCTATCTATGTACAGTCCTGCTGCCTGGCCTCTTGACTTTTCAGCTGCTACAGCTGCTGCCCAATTACCTGCCTCTTCTGCACCACGAGATAAATCGTCTAACCTACGTATATGTCTGCCAT